CTGGGGAGGAAAGTGATTTCTATGGGGGTGGGTAATGGCGACGACGGCAATAGGATTGCTGCCGGACCAGACCGATTAAAATATTTCGAATATTTCTTAGAAGGGGCTACCCTTCTAGGATATAAACGATCTGAACTCGACACGTTCGTTACCCAGGACTGGGCAACGTACTGTGAAGAGGTATTCCGTTTTCCGATTGACAGATTTCACACAGTGAAAAATGCCAACCGGTTAAAAGACTCACGTATTTCTCCGTACCTTGATCACCCAAAAGGGAGACTGATCATAGATACGAAGAAAGACAGACAAGATTACAGTTCCGACCCAAAAGGTAAATATACCTTGTTGGGAAAGGAACTCGAATATGTTGCAAAGGATTCTCAGACAGGAATTAACTTCCTGTACTCAGTTTCCTCTGCTTGTCAAGATATAGGTCTCGGTTTGAGAGACAGGCCAGAACCTGTCTTTCTACCGAGACAAATTTTCGGTTCAGGAAAAATCGCCCCGGGTTGGGACGTTTACTCCTGGCATAAATCAATCATGTCACAACGACGATGGTGTAAAAACGTCATCGCCGAAGTGATGAAAGAAGCACTTGGTGAACTGTCACCTAACATCACCGAATTACGCGGAGTTGTTAGGGACACAACACATTTTGAGAAGGAAGGTATTGTGGAAACGTTAACGATTCCAGAAGACCATCCAATTAAAAAGTTTAGGGTTGTCAAGCGGGATGAGACAAGTCTCTTCCCACCTGGCACCCTTGAACAATTACAGAGGAACAAGGTTCTAGTACCTGAGACTGAGGTCAAAAAGTACTACCTTTTCCACGAAAGAATGGCATCTTTGGATCAAGTCGTTGTAAACAGCGATTTGTTCGAGGTGCTCAAAACTACCGCTCTCGTTATCAAGGACTACTCCGAAGGAGAAGTCCTTGAAATCGTTGAACGATTTGTAACAAAATTTAAGGCCACGCCCTGGTTGCTGAGGTATAACTCAGACCAGGACTTGTACCCTGAAGAACTTGTATCGATTCTCGCGCAATCGGACCCATTAAGGGTTCGTATGCCCGAGTTTCAGTACTTAAAGAGATTTAAAAGGAGACCGAAGGCCGACTCCCCGTATCAACGGGAAGTCGCCCAACTGTCTCAATGGTTTACAAATAACTACGAAGATGTCATCGCAGGAAGGACTTTCGAACTTCCTCCGGTGAATATCATCGAAGATGATCCAATCATTCTTTTGAACATCCAAAGGATGTCAGAAGAATTGATTATAATTGTTACGGATGACAGGAAACTTGCTAAGCTAGCAGCTAGAAAGTTTCCGTCAAAAATCATTGGAAGAATCGCTATAGTCGATTGGGTTTTTCACTCAATGGATTACAGCGGTTTTAAAAAGGCAATTCATGTTGTAATGCCCGTCACTGTCGAGATCTTAATCGATCAAGGCAGTCTCGAGACTTACATGGAAACAAAACTTATGATGCCGATGGCGAACTATTCCCTAGGGATTAGCGTCAGCGACCCATTACAAAGAGAGTGGTCTGGGGATGTCTGGCGACTTCCTCCGATCACTCAAGAACAAATATACAAAAACCGTCGTCCGAGGGCGAGGGTTTCTGTAGAAAACGTTTTGGATAAGATAGAAATCCTATCCAGAATGAATTCAACAATTTCTAGAGCAGTCTATAACCCGCCGAGCAATGCTCGGTAAGGGGGACTGCGTTTTGCTGGTAACTCCTCTACAAAACGATCTTTGATCACGCACAAGTGCGATCACCGACCTTTTGGGCTTCGTAAA